CCTATGTGGGAAGCGATCGGGGCAATGCAATGGGAGAACTTCAAGTTCCTGATGCAGAAAAGTAAGGAGCAGGATCCCTCCCCGGCGGAGCTCGGTCACCTGGCAGCCATGAATATGACGGTCGTCAAGATGGTGCGTAGTATCCAGGACCGGGCCCATAACGATAATTATGTGGATGGCAGGAATTACAATACCATCGCCGACATTGTAGGGAATGGGAAAAAAGAATGAAAGCAATCGAAACGGTTTACAGGGGGTACAAGTTTAGGTCTAGGCTTGAGGCTAGGTGGGCCGTGTTTTTTTCTGTGCTTGGTTTAGATTTTGAGTACGAGAAAGAGGGTTATGATTTGGAGTGGTATACGCAAGCCGGTGGCTTTTACTACTTGCCTGATTTCTGGGTCCCCGCATGGAACGCTTTTGTTGAGATCAAAGGTCAAGAACCAGCCGAGGATGAGTTGGAGAAATGCCAAGTGCTCAGAGACTCTCATTATGGGAAAAAAGGGAAAAAGGTAATTATGTTTACCGGAGATCCTATGACCCAAAAAGGCATATGGTTCCAGTGTACTCTCGGCAAAAAGGGGTTTTTTAATAACGACGCCCCTATTTGCAACACGCGTGAGATTGAGTTAAGGCAGTGTAGCAACTGCGATACTATGTGGGCGTGCGGTAGAGGTTCTGAGGTAGACAGATTTATGCTTAAATCTGGGGAAAGGTGCCCCGAAAAGGATGGGTCAGACTGTTGGCAAAGTTCATGGGCTGTTACCGATAAACTTTTAAATGCAATGACAATGGCGAGACAGGAGCGATTCCAAGGAGGAATGGAATGATTAAACTAACACTACCCTGGCCGCCGTCGATAAATCACGCAAAGCATTTCTGGCGTGGGCGGGTTGTGACCTCTAAGGCGGCGGTGGCGTATCGCAAGGCGGTAGCCGAAGAGGTCTTACAAAACCATCGGGCTAAAAGTTTAGGCTCGGCGAGGCTGGAAGTTCATATTCAGGCGTTCCCGCCAGATCGGCATAGGCGGGATCTCGACAACATCCAAAAGGTTTTGCTCGATGCGCTCCAGGCGGCAGGTTTGTTCGACGACGATGAACAGATTGATTACCTTTCGATCCTGCGGGCGCCCAGGTTAAAAGGCGGAATGTTGAATGTGCAGATATCAGAAAAGAAAAATGGGAAAGTGAACGATAAAACAAAGGAGAAAAAAGATGGATGTAAAAGAATTAGCTAAGGATTTGAGGATAGAAGATATCCCTACGGAATCAAGACAGGGTGCGCTTTATCCCTGGCGGAATTTTGTAGAAGAGTATGGAGTTGAACCTTTAGTTTGGTTGTCAAGTTACTGCGAGCGGAAGGGGGGCGGAATGGTTTACGTCCCATCACTCGACCGTCTCACGCTACCCGCGCGGCGAAGACTTTACCTATCCGAAGACCTAGTGGAATAAACCAGCCTAGCCTTTATTCGCCTCGGAAACCGTTGGCCTGGATACCGGTTTATCCCAATAGGGAGAGTGGCACCCAGGACACTGTTTGGGCAACATGGTAGATCGCGGAATCCATTCATGTTTACAGCGGTGACATTCAAGAACTGTTAGTTTGATTTTCATTGGTTAGCCTCGAAAAAAGCTCTCGCAAATCCTTCCGGTGTTTTACTTCTAATGTTTTGTCGTTCTGGTCCTGGGGGAATGTTATGCATCTTTGATCCCAGGGTTGGCTCAACTGGATTAAGTTTTAGGTTGCGGTTGAACTCGCCCCACAATCCTGTTTTTTTGGTGTAAGGATCGCCGTAGTCACAAGGCTGAAAATACCAGGGACCAAAGTTCTTCATAACCGGAGCAAGCGTGTTCATTCGCCCGACCGGATTTTCGATCGCCCAAAACTTTAATCCAAATTCTTCAGTTTCCTCATCTCCGCCATCCCATGAATAATATTCAACGGTCGCCAAAGTTTTCTCGACCAGGTCGATCGCCTTTGCGGTGCGTCCATCCTTGTCCTTCTCGCTAAACCATCTCGCCCCACTACAAGCAAACTCGGTGCAGGGAACTGCGGCTAAAATGCCATGAACGAAAGGGGGTAGTTCCAGTTCTTCAGCGACATACTCGACACAAAAATCTGAGATATCGATCCCTTCAATTTGCTTGTCCAGGCATATCACATCGTAACCAGCATCAACATAAGGTTGCGACCATGTCCCAGAGTGATCGAATAAAGATAGGATTGTTTTGTTCAATTTTTTACCCCCTTACAATATTTTTCGACAATAGCTTTGTGTTGTGGAGATGCCCCAGTTAAGTCAAGGTGAGCCTTGATGAAAGCCATGTGTACCCTTTGCCGTTGTGCATTATTAGCGGAACGAAGGGTGTGCTTATACTCTTGTCCCCAAAAATAGGCGAAGCCAAGGTAACAAGCTGTGCCGATAAAAGTTTTATCCAAAGCGTTTAAATAGGTGAACGATTGTCCTGTTAAAAATAGTTTTTGCGGATCTCTAAATTCACAATTAAACAAAGAGGCCATCGTTGTATCGTGGTCTGCTAAATTATCTTGGAACCCTTCTATAACTTGTTCTTTGCTTAATGCCGGTATTGCTTTTTTTTTCATTGATTCTAGAACGCTTTCTAAAGTTTCCATCTCATCTCTCCCAGTTGAGGGGGCAAAGCCCCCTGTTAGTTAATAATATGCTTGTAATGAATCTGGAATATCTCGCTCATGTAAATGCCCTGACGCTAAAGCCTGTGATATAGGGGCAAGTTCTTCTCGCTCGAAAGCGATCCAAGCGTCAGAGCCGTACATCGGATGACCTTCCGTCCAACAATCAGGGTTGAGTTTTCCCCCGTTGTCTAAATGTGCTTGAACTTTTTTTTCTTGTTTCAAAGTAATTTCTTTGTTTTCTTCTTCTGCGTATTCGTCTTTGAAGTTAAGTGTTGTAAGAACCCATGTCCTACCATAATCGTCTGATGCTCGCAGAGAAAAATGTTTGTGTTCGCATACAGACCAGTCATACTCTATCCTTCCGCAACGCTGTCTACAATCATGGTGCTCTTCTGCAACTTCAAGACTTGTAATTTTTGTTTCGTTGATTTCCATTTCCTCTCTCCTGGTTAAGTTTGAATTTTTCTCTCTCTCCGTCATACCACTAATATATGATTATAATCATACATTGTCAAGGGGGAAAGTGAAAAAAAGATAAAAAAACTTTAAGTTTCACATGGAACAGAAAGTCAACCAAATTAACCCATCAATGAGGTTGTGATTTATCGAAAGAACAGGAAGGTTGGTTATGGTAAATCTGGTATGTGGAAACTGCAAAAGGACTGACACTCTTTCGCGTATACACCGGTGGTAAGAAAACACTAGGGGTATTGCTGGATCTTAAAGGGGTCCCTTTCGCGGTAACTTTAGAACCTCCATTGGTGCTGTCCGATGATGGTTATCATACCCAGCCTAATATTTCCTGCATCCCGCTTGGTCTTTACCGCTGTAAGCGGATTGACTCGCCTAAATTCGGTAATACTTTCGAAATTACAAATGTTCCTGGACGCAAGCATATTTTGCTGCATCGGGGTAACCGCGCGACTGAGACGTTGGGGTGTGTCCTGGTGGCCGAGAGCTTCTCGCAGATCGGGGTCGGTAGCAGCAGGGCTGGATTCAAGGAATTTATGGACATGATGGAAGGGGAGGAATTTTTCAATTTAACGATAAAGGAGATATGAAAAATGGAAGGAATTGTCGGATTAATGGCAAAGGCTCCAGATTATCTAATCGCTATCTCAGGAATAATTGCGAGTCTTACAGTATTAACTGCAATAACGCCCACGAAGCTCGACGACAAATGGCTAGGGAAAGCGACGGTCGGTGTTAATTTCTTGCTCAAGTTAGCCAATATGGGCGCGGGTAATGTTGGGTTTAACAAGAATAAAGATGAGGACAAAATTAAATGATTACGACCATAGTTCTCATTTCTCTTCTGGGGGCTGGGTTTGCCTGGGCATATTACCAGGGAAAGAAAACGGCTCACATCGAGGGGATGGAGTCAGACCTTAAAAAGACGAAAAAAATAAGCGAAATGGATAAGGACCATGATCAAGATACCGCTGACATTCTTAATGCTCTCTCTGCTCCTAGCTTGCTCAACAAGCCGCCCAGGGATCGCTAGATTATACGCGGAACCAGTTGATCCGCCGTGCGTGAAAGAGTTATTCCAGAAAGGAATATCCACGATTCCCGCAAAGATAACGACGAAATCTCTTGGGTTTTTTGATTTTAGGGATTGCCAGCAACATGAAATAGGGTTGGCGTGGGTAAAAGAAAAAAGGCTTAGGATAAAGTATTCGAAGCAAGTGGGTATCCTGAATGACGAACAATGAAGATTGTAGCGGTAGTTTTGTTGTTAGTGGCTGGGTTGTTCGTTGCCAGGAGCGGAAGCGATGAATTACCTAAAGTACCTCCTTTCGAGGAGATGCTTGATTGGAGACCGCAGCCGGATCGAACTATGGAAGTTGTATTTCCAGGCATACGGTTCCGTTATTCAATTCAGGATTTCAAACCCGCGCCTAGTTGTCAGGCGGTGGTTGAGATGGTTGGGACAAAAGAGCTTAGGTGGGTAACTCACGCGGGAATATTTGCCCATCAGTATCTAACAAAGAATACCCCAATGCTTTTTAAACGCGCGGGGGAGGGTCAGTGGCATTGGCTTAACCTTAAAACTTACAGGGAGAAATAGTTATGCCAGGCGGAAGAGTCAATGTTGGGAGTTATGGGAAACCAGTTAAAAAGAAAAAACC